AGAGAAAATGAAAAAATAAAAACAAAAAAAGAAAGAACACTTTGATTTTCGCGTGTTTTTCGGGAGGTGCACAAGCCTGTTCATCTTACCACGCAATAAATTTATCCTTACAAAATAATAAGTTACATCCTATACCACTTTTTTAGATAAGTATAACCAGAAAAAATCATTATCTGGTTTGTGTGTTTTCTGTTCGATTATAAGTTGTGCTAATTATGATTTGATTAGTATTAGCATGCTTAATAATGATGGCATTAAAACCATGCGCGGGGCCTGGGTAGGTTGCTAACTACCTGGGCCTTTGTTTATCCGGTGTCCGGTATAAGCGGGCGTGTATCCGGTAGCGGGGATATGGGCGCGTGTACGTGAAATCTGGCAAATTGACAGGGTAGTTGTGAGGGATTTTTGCGTAGGAGCGTTTATGGCGGGAAGGTTAATTCTAACGCGCGGTTATAATTAAGAAGAATCAATAGCTTATATTAAGAGTGATTGGTCTGTATAGCAAAGCCCGGCGCGGATCCTGGTGGAGTTAACTAAAGAGCATCAGACAGATCAGCATTGTGATAAAAATTATGGCTTGCCCGATAGCAAATAGCATAAATACCAGGTATATAAGCCTTCTCATTTGTTTTTCTTCCCCAAAAACACAGCAACACGCGAAACAGGTGAAAAACTGCCACGCCAACTCTAACGGCTGCAATAATAAGAGCAAGCAAAAAACAATAAATTATGTTAAACACGGTGTGCGACCGTCTTTGAAGGTCCGCCAGTCTATCCCCCTGGCGTGGGATTTGGTTAACGCCGCCGTGGTTGTAACATGCCTCCAGGTCTTTGCGACTCGCGCTGCATCAGGCGCATTGCTGTGTTTTCTATAGTCTGTTGCAACGCTTTTGAGTCGTCTTCAGTCCAGCCGTTTGTCGCCTGGATGTTGTTTGTTACGTTCAGTGTGATGCCGCCACCACTGCCAACCAGATCGCGGCCCGGTGTAACTCGTCCACCCTCGCCGGGGATCATGTACTGTTTCCCGCCAGTAGAGGTAAATAACTCAGGGACACCGTGCTCACCAACCCTGTAAAGATTGCCACCGTTAACCGCGCCGCCGTTGTAGCGACCACCGCCAAAACAAGCCAGTAATGCCAGCCATCAAGGCGCTGATAGCTGACATTGCGACCATCGGGGCCGTCCCCATTGTCGCGGTAGCTGTCGCCGCTGCTGCCGGGGCCATTGATGATGCGATTGATGCGCCTGTTGCCGCTTGTCCGCTCATTGCGCTGGCGCTGGCTGCCTCGCTTAAGATCATTTGTTTGACGTATTCAGCGCCCATCTCAGCGATACTTCCCACCACTTTTCCGAGAATGGTAGTCCCGATATTGGCGAAAGCGGTTTCCAGGTTCTGCGTACCATTAAGCAGGCCGACAACGGCATTTGTAGCGCCACCACTCAGGCCATCAGCCATGTCACCAATCAGGCCATTAATCCCACCTTGCGCCCGGAATTGTTCCCACTGCGAGGCAAGCAATTCTTCTGCGTGCTGTTGTTTAAGCGCGTTTAGCGTTTCCTCGTTAATCATCTGTTTGTTGAATAGCTCATCAGCCTGTTGCATTTCAAGGGCATGGCGTTGTTTGAGCGCATCAACGGGATTAAATTGCTCATTAAGCTGTTTTGCTTTTTCTTCCAGTTCGATTTGATGCTCACGCGCGGCGTTTGTTTCGTAAATCAGGTGCGCAAGGTTTTTCATCTCACTAACCTGTTTTGCCGTTGCGTTAGCGCCCATTTCCTGAACGGCGTCCCACATTTCAGCCTCTTTGCTACCCTCAGCAAAGCCCTGGTTAAGTCGTTCCAGTTCTGCGCGTTTCCGTTTCAGCGATTCTTCTGCCGGATCTTTCTGCGCGCGTTTCGGTTTATTGCCACCTCCACCGCCATTGTCTTTCAGCTTAATATCAGTGGTGGCCTGCTGTGTCGGTAGCGTTGACACAAAACCCGTAGATTGATTGTCTGGCGCTGCGCCTAAGAAGTCGGTTTGTTTGGCTTGAGCGCGGAATAAATCAAGGCCCGGCACAAACGGCTCAAAGGCTGCGGCAAGTGTCCATAACTTATCAGCCAATGACGCAGAATCAGATTTCAGCGTTTTAAACCAGCCGGATAGCTCGCGGCAATAATCAGCCAGCGTTTTAATACCGCGACCGACCAGTTCAGTAACATGCAGCGTCTGGTCGATGGTTTCCAGTAACAGGCTAAAATTTGTTGATAGCTCTGTCATTGCCTGTTCCGTGGTTGTCGGCAGCTTGTTAAATTCTTTTTCGATTTCGCCTGATCCTTTCAGGATTGCATTTACTACATCCTCAGCCGTCAGTTTGCCATCCAACATGCGGCGACGTAGCTCACCCATTGAGATCCCCATCTGACTTGCTACGCGCCGCCATAGCTCCGGCATACCCTCCAGGATGCTGTTAAATTCCTCAGCACGGACAATCCCGCCGTTAATAGATTGCCCTAACTGTCGCAAGGCGTTTGCGGCTTCTTCGGATGAACTACCACCAATACGCCCGATCTGCTGTAGTGTCTCTGTCAACTGTAAGATCTGGCCCCTGGTAGCGTTTGAATCAGACAAAGCTGAAGTAAGGTTTTCCCATAACTTCGTAGTATCCTCAATCTTCATGCCAGTTCGCTTGCTGATCTCAAGAATGCCGCTAAAATTAGCCTTAGCTTCAACCAGACTACCGGATAGCCGGGATACACGGGCGCGTAGTAGTTTTACGTTGTCCGCGATTTCAATAAAGCGTTTAGCCGCCATCATTAGCAGGCCAACGTTAACCGCCGCCGCCAGTTTGCTGATTGTCGTATTCAGTTTGTTGATTGAGTTATCAGCGCGCTTTGCGCCGCGTTCAATGCGATCGAATGCGTCGTCAGCTTGTTTCCCTGCGGTTAATAGCTTCCCTGTGCGCGCATCAACCTCATAATAAATTCTACCTACGTTTGTGTTACTCATGTCCTGTATATCCGCGTTGTGCGGATACCTCCGATTGTTCTTTACTCTAATAATTCCGCCATGAAACAGTTTATTGCCGCTTCAGTGACTTCGTGTTCAGGTTTGCTTCAACCAATCACAAAAAACATCGCTTAATAGAATCAATTGCTTATAAAGCTGCATTAGCCATACTTCTTTGGGATTGATACTGAAAATCCAGTTTTTCCAGTAAAATCAGTACTGATATATACCCATGTCGTTTTTAACGTAATGAATCTTATGCGCACTGTCATAAGATCAGGCTGGTTCTGTTGACTGCAGGAAACACAAGAAAGAAAAAAAGCGCCTTATAAATCAGGTAACTATAAGGCGCGCTGGTAAAATTAAGGTAATGAATTGTGGATGGTCGTCTCCACCAACGTTATGTCCGCCTCCGTATGTACCAGTCCACTGCCACATAACAGAGTGCGCAAATTGTAACGAGTAAAACATTACCGCTGATAACACATCAGGGTCTGTGTTTGAAAATTCCGGCTCAAAAAGACGGCCTGTCAGTCATCAATTCCATCGAACGGCTTCATCAATGACTGTCCGACTCCCGTCTTGCGCCGCTCGTCTCGGTGAATGCCCGCTAAAAGGCGGTCTGGCAGGCGGCGCGTTGCGCTGTCCCGTGACATATACACGTTCTCCCCGGTTTCGGCGGGCTGACATCTGCGTCACATGAAACTTCATCATGCCGCCTTACATGTCCTGACGGACATCATCACACACTCAGACCCGCCGGGCCTGAAGAACGACGATGATATCGGTTTTCGCACGTTCATCAGAGTCTGAACCAAACACATCCGGCAGAAATGAAAGCCCTGTCCGCGCCTTTGATGTCTTGTTCTCCGCCAGTCCGCCCAGCACAATGATATCACCGTCATTCAGACTCACCGACGTGGACACCTCGCGCTTTATCAGCGTTGGCGTGTTATTCACCCCCGTATCCGTTTTTGCAAAGTTACTCAGCTGCTGAACGATATCCAGACCTATCACATCCTGCGTCACGGTGGGTTTTACCCGAAAAATAGCCCCGCTGCTGCGGTATTCCACGGACTGCACCGGAACCTTATCCTGCCATGACACTGATGACAGAACCGGCACATCAGACCCCACGCTGAAAACCGCCTCCTTACCGGAGATAACGCGCAGACGTGGCGAACTGACCACCTGAAAACGGCTGTCGGTCCTGAATAACTCATACATTGCATCAACAGACCCCGTGCTGAGGCGAATAAAGTTATCCAGCCCCGATGCGCTGCTCATGGTGATACTGAAACGACCGGATAAAAGCTCTGCGGCCAGCGCCAGACCTGAACCGTTACGCTCACTGGTCTGGACCTCAAACACATACCCGGCAACCGAAACCTCCTGTGCCCTGACGTCAATCTGCGGCAGAAGCTGCCGGACAAGCTCAACTTCCCGGGCCGTTCCCCGGAACACAAACACATCCCCGGATGCACTGATGAACCGGGTACCACTGCTGACCGCCTGCCATGTCTGCTCACCGTTTGCCCCCTGAACCGGCTGTTGTGCGGCCGGAAGCTGACCCAGACCGGAAAGCGCCTGATGCAGATACTCCACTGTCCGGTAACGGGGCGTGTAAACAAGGGATTTCAGCGGCTCCTCTGGTGCGGCAGGTGTATGACTGTAAATATAATCAACGCCCTTTTTACGGCTTATCCTGATATTCATATTACCGAGATAACGGGTAATAAATTCCCGTTCATCGATATCCGGTGAAATATGCAGCGTGACGGCCCGCGGGTCATTGACCAGT